ATGTGGGCAAGATGGTATTGAGTTTTACTAACTGACCTGCATGTATTAATGTGGGACGGTGCCCAAGAAGCTCTCCTACGAAGAGGCCGTCGAACACTTCCGGTCTCAGTTCGACCGCTCGGCAGGACCAGGAGCTTGCCACCCCTGGACAGGATCTATTCGCCCCGACGGATACGGCCAGGCCAACCTTGCCGCACTCGGCGGGACCAGGACCGCTCATGCGCTGCTATGGATCATCGAGCGCGGGGAGATCCCCATCGACAGCTCCGGGCGCAAGATGCACCTGGACCACGAGTGCCACAACCAGGAACTGTCGTGCCCGGGTGGCGACAGGTGCCTGCACCGTCGCTGCGGCAACCTGGATCACGTCGCGGCTAAGCCTCGCAAGGCCAACCTCGATGACGCTGACGAGCCCAGAAGGCGCGGCAGGTTCCGCACGCACTTCGACTGCGGCTGCGAGATTACCGAGGACAACACATACCGGATCACCAGGAAGAGCACGCGCAATGGAAAGCCGAGAAGTCCCGAGCGCCGATGCCGCAAGCACGAGCGCATCAAGCAGTCCGGAGGACAGCACTGACGTGGAGCTGCTCCAGCGGCTGGAGAAGTTCTTCCTCCCGCTCAGCCCGGAGGAGGCCGCCGATCGGCTGCGGGCCAATACCGGGAGCGGGGTCCTCACCCGCAACATGATCATCCGGGCGCTCGGCGGCGAGCCCACGGAAGGCTCATGACCGCTAAGCGCGAGGCCGAGCTGGAAACCGAGAACCGCATGCTCCGTGAGCAGGTGGCCAGCCTTGAGAAGATCATCGAGCGGATGCAGCCGGTGATCCACCTGGACAGCAGCCGCCTCATCGGGGCCGCTGCCCCGCAGCCGGCCTGGTACTGGTGGCCGAACGGCACCTGGACCACCGACTTCACCGTTACCTGCGGCTCCAGCACACTCACCGGGTCGCCGCCGGAGGGCTCCACAATCAGCCTGTCCTGACTTATGCTGGGGAAGTCGAGGGTGCCCCCGATCCTCGCGCCTGAGGGTTCCGGTGCCCCCGTCCGGACCCGCCAGCGAGCCCGCCTGACGATCCCACCCCAAGGAAACGTCCCCCAGGCGGGCTCGCTCCTTTCCCCGGAAGACGTGAGGCCGGGAGGAGGGCGCTGTGAGCTTGCACTGGCTGGGCGACTACTGGCACTGGGCGGGGAGCAACATCGGCGCGATGCCGGCCGAGGCGCTCATCACCGCCATTGCCACGGCGGCGTTCACCGTCGTCTTCCAGAGGCCGCTGCGGAGGTTCGTCGCCTGGCTCCGCGAGGAGAGCCGTGAGGCACGGGAGAAGGCCAGGGGCGATGCGGAGGCGGCCCGGCAGATCGCCGCCGACCTGTACCGGCACGTGACCGGCGAGGACCACCCCGTCCAGAACGGGAAGTAGCCAGTGCCGAATCACCCGGGGACAGCCGCCCTGACGGGCAGCGGGACCGTCACGCCGCACGGGACCGCCACCCGGCGCAAGTCCGCCGCCCTGTCCGGGTCAGGCACCTTCACCGCCCACGAGAAGAACGCATACCCGGTGGCCGCCCTGTCGGGGGCGGGGAGCCTCACCGCGAACGGGCAGCGGAAGATCCCGGTCGTCTTCTCGGCGAGCCCGTCTGTTTCGACATCCGGCCTGGTCATCAAGAACGCCGTGGCTGCCTGGTCGGCTGCCCCGGTGCTGACCGCGACGGGGGTTGTCCCCACGCTGTCGGCGAGCCCGGTGCTGACCGCGACGGCGAGGGCGACGCAGCTCGCAGCCGCCGCCTTCCACGCGGCGGGCACCCTGACGGCGGGTACCTCGCAGTCCGCCGCGCACCTGGCCGCCGCCCCGGCGCTGCTGGCCCCCGGCCGGATGGCCGCCGCCCGCCTGCTGGCGGGCACCTCGATGTCGGTGTCCGGCACGTACTTCCTGCCGGGCGCGGCGGCGCTGTTCGCGGGGCCGGCCCTGTCGGTGGCGGCGAAGGTCACCGAGCTTCCCTCCGTGCACCTGGCCGCGCCCGCGTCGATGACCGTCCCGTCACTGGCCCGCGTCCAGGCGGCTGCGGCCTTCCACGCGGGCGGGACCCTTACTGCGGTGCCGTTCACCGCCTCGGCTCACCTGGCTGCCGCCGCCGCGCTCAGCGCGTCCGGGTCGGGCACCGACTTCGTGCACGTGGCGCTCAGCGCCCCCGGTTCCGTCGCCGCGACGGGAAGGGCCACGCGCAAGCCCAGGGCGGCGCTCAGCGGCTCCGGGGCCTTTTCCCCTCGCGGAACCCACGTCCGGTTCGCCCAGGCCGCCCTGAGGGCTTCTGCGGCTCTCACGGCGGCAGGCGTGCGGGTTGTCCCCGCGCACTCGGCGCTGGCCGCCGCCGCCGCGCTGTCGGCGAGCGCCCTGCGGTCAGCGGCCGGGCACGCGGCCCTGTCCGCCCAGGTGAGCCTGCTCGCATCGGCCCAGGCGACCCCGGGAGCCCGGCTGGCCGCCGCCGCCTCCCTGTCGGCCTCGGCGGTCCTCAGCCGGACGGTGAAGGCCACGCTGTCGAGCGCGGCGAAGCTCACCTCGACCGCGCACGGGACGACGCTGCCGAGGGCCGCCCTCACTGCCCCCGGCGTGCTCACCTCGGTGCCGCTCGGGATCGTCAAGGGAGGGGAGGCGCTCGCCGCGAGCCCCTCGCTGCGGGCGGCGGCGGACACCAGGCCCGCGCTCCCGTTCCCGCAGCCGCCAGGGCACCAGCAGCCCTCCTGGGAGCGGGACGTGCAGCGGTTCGCGATCGTCCAGGAGCGGCAGCGGCACGCCCAGGCGCTGTGGCAGTACGGCGAGCTGGTGATGTTCGCCCTGATGTGGCGGCCGGACGACATCTCCCTGGGCCTGGCGCGGCGGTGCACCCGGTGCTACGTGCCCGGCCAGGTGATCAGTGACCTGCCCCCGGAGACGCCGCCCCCGCTGGGCTGGCCGACGGCCGCCGCTGAGGCGCAGATCAGCGCCGCCTACGGGCAGGGCAGCCAGTTCCGCTGCCTGCTGTGCTTCGGCACCCAGGTGATCGCGGCCGGGGACGTGAAGGTCCCCGGTGTCCGGGCGCTGCTGGTGCGCCCTGCCGTGCTGACTGACACCGACCAGAACCAGCAGCGGACCGCCCGGGGCGTGGTGAGCACCGGCTCGGTACAGGTGCAGTCGACGCCGGACTTCCGGGTGAACACCCTGGACTACCTGTTCCGGTCCGACGGCCGCCGCTACCAGCTCTCCGTGCCGGCCCGGACGACGCTGCGCACCGGGTTCGGCTCCCCCTGGCAGGCCGCCACCGCGATCAGCTACAACATCTCGAACGCCAGCCTGGAGGACCCTGACGCCTCGGTGGCTTACGTGATCGCGCCGCTGGCCGCCGAGCTGGCCCAGGTGCTGGGCACCTACACCAGGGTCCCGGCTGACTACGCCTGGGTCGAGCAGGTGAACGGGCCGCTGATCCCGGGTGAGGACCCGCCGCCCGCCGCGTTCGGGGCGTATCAGCCGCCGGCCTCGGTGGGGGTCTGACCGAAGCCGTCGAACTCGCTGTTCACGACGCCGCCGAGGAAGTCGCGCCACTCAGCGGCCGTGTAGGCAATGACGACCCCGGGATCGGCGGCGTTGCGCACCTGGACGCCGCCGGAGATGAACCGGACCTCGACGGGGCTGCCGCCGGAGGAAAGGCTCGACCTGAGCCATTCATCACTCTTCGTGTTGTCGCGTGACATATCAGTTATCTTATGCAATAATCGTCGCAAGCACCCGGATTTGGCGGCCCACTCCGGGTGCTTTTCTAATCCCCGCGCACCTCAATCGCATCGTCTGGTACGTTATGTCCCGAGCGCAAGCTGAGGTTCAGGCTGAGGCTGACACGCTCCCACATTGACCGGAAGGCCCTGGTTCGACTCCAGGTCCCGGCACGCATGCCGGGATAGCTCAGGGAGAGCGCCCGGAGGGGGCCTCAGGATCAGGATGTGACGCTCGAAGCTGAAGCTCGCGCCAGCGTGTGCAGATCCACCTGGCGGTCGCAGTCGACAAGGAGTTGCGGGTTCGAGTCCCGCCCGGGGCGCTCCGTGCCCTGGTGGTCCAATGGCAAGACGCCTTCCGTTCAGGATGACGACCGCCCGACAGCCGCTGCACGCGGACCTGGTGCCAGGAGCGAACCTGATAAGTCCGTAATCCTGATTACGTAGCCCCGGCGCACACGGCAAAGGTGCGTCGGGGCACCACATCACCCAGACGGGGAAAACCATGACTCAGACGCTCGGGCAGGTAGTGGCGGCGGAGGCGGCGGCGCGGGCCGAGGCCAACAAGCGCGGCGGGAAGCTGCACAAGGACAGCCAGAAGGCCGACCTCTTCGAGGGGTTCGACACCAACTACTCGCCGTTCGCCGAGGCAGAGGACGGGAGCGACGCCCGCGCGCTCCAGCGCCCCCCGGAGGGCAAGCGCGTCCAGCTCATCGCCGAGGACCTGCTGGGCGAGTTCATGAGCGAGATGCGCAGCGCCATCGACCTGGCCGCCGTCAAGGACGAGGCTAACTGCCGGGCGAAGGCCGACGTGACCATGCCCGACGGCCTGGTGCTGCTGCGCGCGGTCCCCGCCACCCACCTGCTGCACATGGAGAAGGTGCTGGAGGACTTCGGCACCTTCGTCGCCAAGCTGCCGGTCCGCGACCCGGCCATCGACTGGACGTACAGCACCGACGACCGGCTGGCGCACTCGCCGGAGACCTTCACCAACAGCGAGGAGGTCAGGCAGAGGGCGCTGGTGATCGTCCCGCCGACGCAGTACCAGGCGGGCACGGGCACCACCTACCAGGAGCGCGTCGCCGTCGGCCGCCGCACCACCGTCCGGCACACCGGGGCGCTGTCGGTGCAGCGCAAGCGCGACCTGGAGCGGCGCGTGGCGGAGCTGAAGGTCGCCTTCAAGCAGGCCCGCGAGGTGGCCAACCGGGTTGACGCCGCCGACGTGCACGAGGCCGACATCCTGTTCGGCTATATCCTGGGCTAGCCCGGAGACGGGAGAGAGCCCCGGAGGGCCATCCTCCGGGGCTCTCTGCGTTCCTGCTACGGCCGGCCATCCGGGTGGACCTCGACGACGACCAGGCCCAGCTCGTCCTGGCACCGGCCGGGCACGGCGTGCAGATGCTGCACCACGTACTGGGTCTCGCCGAGGTCGTGGAGCACGCAGATCAGGCCGGCCGTGTTCAGGGCCATCACGCAGGTGATGGCGGTGACGCGAGCCATCCCCGCCTCGGCGGCGAGCAGCTTCACGCTGACCTTGCCGGGACCCAGCCTGCGCAGCACGTCCAGGACCCTGGCGTCTGCCTCGGCGGCGGTCATCATCTGGCTTCCTCCCCTGCTTCCGGGTCGGCGTGCAGCCGCTCGTGCTGCTCGACCCCGCCGGGGGCCACCAGGCACCCGTGGCCCTCGTGCTCCAGCAGCGGGCCGCGCACCGTGCACGGCCCCCCGGCGAGGTGGAGGGTGACGGTCACGGTTCCTGCTGGCCGGTAGCCCGGCGGGATCTCTGGCACGCTGCGGAGGCTACCGGAAGACAAGAAGCCGCGTCCCCGCGAACAGGTTCCTGTTGTGGCTGGTGCTCTGGACGAAGACGGTCATTCCGGGCTTCGGCTCCGGCTTGACCTTGATCTCCGCGCCGGCCGGGAGGCCGACGAACCCGCGCACCTGGTCCAGGGTCCCGGAGTAGACGTGGCCCTCGCTCTCGATGGCGACGTGCTTGTACGACTGGATGACGGCGGTGTCGGTGAACTGGTAGTAGCACTTTCCCTTCGGGTAAGGGCCGTGCCCCTGTGCCTCGAAGAACGTCTCGATGCCGACCTTGCCGTGCGGGTTGCCGCCGCAATCGGCGGCGGTGACGTCGAGGAAGTAGTAGCTCCCGGGGGTCATCGGTGTGAGTTCGTGCCGGACGTCAGCGGCGGAGAAGTCGCGCATCTGGAACAGGCCGCCGCCGGACCGGACGCTGTAGCCCCGGACTCCCTGGGCGCGGGCTGCCATGTAGGACTCGGCGACATCGCCCATGAGGGTGGCCGCCTCCTCGATCCCCTGCTCGGAGGTCGAGTCCCAGACGCTGATGTTGGAGGCCGGGAAGCCGAACTGCTGAGCCTGCACCTTGCCCATCTGGTCCGGGACGAACAGGCCGTAGGTCTCGTTGTCCGGGGCGGCGGCCAGTGCCCTGGACCACTCGGAGATCACCCGGGACTGGTTCTCGCGGGTGCGGGGGAAGTAGCTGTCGTTCTCTTCCCCGTCGGTCCAGCCGAAGACGACGAAGGAGTGGTTGCCGTACTTGACCGGGATCTCCCGCAGGTCGCTCATGGCGAGCTGGAAGGTCTGGAGGAGCGCGGTGTTCCCGTGCGGGTGGTAGAGCCCCTCCAGTGAGGGCACCCTCAGGACGTCCATGTCGTAGATGACGCACTTCTGGGTCCCGTAGGAGTTGAAAAAGTACACCGTGATCCGGGTTTCCTGGCCGGCCGTCTTCGAGGTGACGGCCAGGCGGGAGATGAAGGCGTCGAAGACGCGGACCACGGCCGCCCGCAGGCCGCGCATGGACAGCGACTCGTCCACGATCAGGATGAAGTGGTTGATGTAGTTGGCCGGCTCACTGGCCGTCGCGCCTACGGGCATTTTCTCCTCCGGTTATCTGGTTTTCCTGTATTCAGTTTAGCGGAGGAGTCTGACATTCGGGCGCGGGTCCGGGCCTCCGGCCCGTCCAGTCGCGGCAGTTGCCGCAGTAACCCTCGCGGATGTCGTCGGGGCTGTAGCTGGTCATCAGGCAGCGCGGGCAGGTGATCAGCGGCTGGCCCGGCACCGGGCACGACCAGCCGATCGCCGCCCCGTTGGCGTCGCGGATGGCGGCCACGTTCCGCTCGAAGGTGACGATGAAGTGGAGGTTGCGCTGCATCTCGCCGATCACCTGGTCGGCCCACCAGCGCTTCAGGCGGGAGAGGAGTGACACGCGGGCATGCTAGCCCGGTTCCTGGTCGATGACGGTGCAGTTGTCGTGAACGATCAGGTCGCCGGGGGCGATCTCGCATCGGTCGTGCCTGACGAGCCTCCACTGGCCGGGCGGGTAGGCCGGGTTAACGGCCACCATGACGCCCAGCAGCGACTCCAGCTTCCCGCCCCAGGTGACCGAGAACCCCGGGGGATTCTCCCGGGTCCTGGCTGCCAGCTCGTCACTGACGTCCCGGGCGCAGGTGATCACCTTCCAGCCAGGCAGCCCGTAGACCAGGGCGATGTCGGCCACCAGCCGGTCGACGGAAGCGCTCACTCGATCCCGGCCCGGCGACGGGCTACGTCGCATTGCGTCTGGTACTCAGTCCAGTAGCCGAACTGCCGGATGAACAGGGTCCGGTTAGAAAGGGTCCGCAGCAGGGCCAGGTCCTCCCGGTTGAGCATGACGAACCGGACCTGGTGGTCGCGCAGCGCCGCGACCTCTACGGGACGGTCTTCCGGCTTGGGGAGGATTAGCACGTACAGCCCAAGCTCCCGGCCTGAGAGGTAGAAGTCCGCCGCAGCCTCCCCGGCGACTTCAGGGTCCTGCACGTAGATGCCGTGAAACCTGCACAGCCCGTAGAAGAAGGCGCGCAGGCCCTCTCCGTTGTCGTCAGGCACGGAGGGCCTCCTCCACCTGCTCGGCCGTGAAGAGGTCAGCGGTATCCTGGATGTCCCTCGCCAGGGCGACCAGCGCACGGACGGCCCCCAGGGAGATAACCGTGTACTCGTTCGCCGAGTCGGCGATCACCCGGACCTCCCGGCCGTCGCCGAGCCCGCTGCACGCGGCGACGAACCTGCCGCCCTCGGCGGCGGCCCTCCTCAGCGTCACGCTCATGACCCTTCCCCGTTCGCCCGTGCGGCCAGGCCCATTACCGGCCCCGGGCGAACACGAAGTAGGCCGGGTAGGACTCGTTCCAGCCGGGCTTGTCGAAGGCGACGTGCCACCCGGCAGCCTGGTAGACGGGCTCGACGTTGAGCAGGCCCTGCTCGAATACCTCCTCGCGGGTGCGGACGATGCCGGCACCCAGGATCGCCTCCACCGCTTCCTCCTGGTACACCATGGCGCGCTGCCCGTCCCAGGCCTTCACGATCAGCGCGTTGAAGACGACGATCACCAGGTCCGGGAGCACGGCCTGCCTCGCGGCAGGGACCTGATCCGGGGTGATGGGATCGGTCATCGCAGTTCCCTTTCCGGCATGACGGGCTCTTCGAGGGCGAGCGGTCCGGCCTCGGCGACATGCTCGTCGAGCCACCCGGCCGTCTCCGGATGCCGGTCGGGGAGCCTGCCCCACAGCTCCCACAGGACCTCGCGGACGGTGGCCACGCCGGCGCGGTTCTGCTCGGCGTCGAGTTCGTAGATGATGCGGTCGATGATGGACCACTTGGTCTCGGCGTCGGCGAACTTGACTGCCTGGAGCCCGGCGCGAATCTGGATCGCTCTCATGGCGGTTGGACTAAGCACGAAGGAAGGATATCAAGAAAGGCTGTATTTGACTAGCCGTCTCTCAGCTTCAGGTACGCCTGGACGAGCAGCAGCACCCGGCAGTCGATGCTCATGGTGTCCATGCTGTAGCCGTGCGGCACCCCGGCCCGGTCGAGCAGGTGGTGGGAGATCTTGATCTCGCAGAACATCTCAGCGGCGTAGTGGGTGTCCGGGTCCGGCGGGGACCAGGAGTTGTTCACCAGCGGGTGGTCCTGGTCGGCCAGGCCGTCCATGACCGACCAGTCCACCTCGCCGCGAGCCGGGAACGGCGCTTCGCTCACGCCAGGGTTAAACGGCACACCTCGGCCGTCTGTCCGGTGAACAGCCGGCAGTCCTCGGAGTGGTCGATGACGTAGGGCACGGTCTTCCCGTCACCGCTGCTGGCCGGCGTGCAGCACTCGTAGCACGCGATGGTGCCCTGTGCCGTCCAGTAGAGCCTCTGCTGCACGTGAGTCCTCTCCCGGTCCCTCCGGGAGGAACATATACCGTATTTACGGGACTTTACACCCCAGAAGTGAACGTAATAGTACTAACGCGAGGGCTACACCGGGTCGTGAACGTCCGGCTCAGTCCTCTTGTAGCGCCACCCCTCGTCCAGCATCGGGCGGTCCGGGCCGTCGTACACCTGGGCGATCTGGTCAGCGCGCTCCTTCGCCAGCTCGGCGTGCTCCCTGGCCTTCTCGGCGTGCGCCAGCGCCTCGTCCGCGAGCTGCCGGGCCATCTCGGGCCGGGTGAGGTCGTTCCGCTCGCGCTCGGCTGCCAGCCGGGCGTCCTCTGCCTCCGGCTGGGTCTCCGGGAGCCGGAAGCCGTCGGCGGGCTCCACGTCGTCGAGGTTCACCGAGGCGGGGACGGCGGCGACCGGCTTGGCCCGCTCGCGCTCCTCCTCCGTCATCGGGCGCTCGTCACGGTGCTGGATGCGGGCACCGCCGTACACCCCGCCGCCCTTCACCTGGGTCTGGTTCTCGGGGTCGCGGGCGACGTCGGTAAAGGCAGGGCCGGCACCGGGAGACTGCTGTTCCTGGTCATCCTGCGGCGTCACCTTGTGCTCCACGTCGTACTTCGTGTCCTTGTCCGTACCCATTACGGGTCCTTTCGCATCTGAAGGAGGATTTTCGTCCTAGATTGCGCCGAGCAGGAGGAGCACGACGACGATGACGAGCACGAGGACGATAATCCCCCAGGGGCTGTAGAACATGCCCCTTCGACTGCCCAGCAAAGGCACCCGGAAACTACCCCTTCAGGGCCGGGGGCGGCCTTCGGCCCAGGACCTCAGCAGCGCGAGGCTGGGGAACGCACGGCCGCCTGTTCCCCGGTGGCTGTTGCACCACTTGTGAGCCAGCCTCATGTTGTCGGCGGTGCTCGGGCCGCCGAGGGACCGGGGGATGAAGTGGTCCCGGGACCAGTGCCAGGGGTCATCGTCGTCGGTGATCGTGAAGTCGATGAGGTAGCCGCACAGCCAGCAGTTATCGCCGTCGCGCCTGCGGAGGAAGCGCACCTGGGCAGCGACGGCGCGGGAGTTCCCCATTACTCGAAGAACCCGCTCTCGTGGAGGGCCAGGTGCCGGTCCTTGGCCTCCTGGGCTGCCTTCCGGGTGTAGTACCCGTAGGAGTTCCCGAGGCCCGCGACGTTTTCTTCCACCACGGCCTCCCCGCACGCCTCGCAGTCCACGAGGAACACCGGGGTGATGCTGACCTTCGACCGGGGGATCTTCGCCATGATGCGGTTAGCCCTCCAGCTCAGCCGCTACGGCCAGGGCGTGCGCCCTGACACTGATGCCCTCGCCGTTAACGGCGGCCTGAATAGCCTCGGCCAGGCTGGCATAACGAGGTGCGAACAGCTCCTCGTCGTCCAGGCGGGCGAGGAGCTGGTCGATCTGGGCCGGGGTGAGCCGGACGCCGTGCGCTGTCTCGACGATCGCGATGAGGTCGTCGTAGTCTTCTCCGGGTTCTGCCACGGCCACAGCTTATCAAGAAAAGCTGTAATAGCAGAAGCCCCCGCCGCCGTGAGGCAGCGAGGGCTCTGCGCTCCCGAGGGGGAGGAGCTAGCTCTTGGTGATGCTCGCCAGGCCGCGTGGGTTGAGGATCGACATCGCGATCATCTCGTCGAACACCCAGCCCTTCCAGAACGCCTCGACGTTGTGGTTCTCCTCCACGTCGAGGGAGTACAGGATGGGGAAGACGCCCAGGAAGTTCGGCTCCGGGGCCAGGAAGATCTTCGCCTGCGGGACGATGATCGAGCGCTGGATCTGGAACTCGCCGAAGCTGGTGATGGTCTCGCCGGCGACCACCCGGTCCTTGAAGGCCCAGCCGGTCTGGTTGATGTCCCACCGGAACATGTCGCGGTAGTCGAAGGGGTTGATCAGGATGCGGGCCGACGGAAGCTCGTGCAGGTCGGTCATCGCCACGGCCGAGTAGAGGCTACCGGGAGTGAGGTAGCCGCTCGCTTCCGTGATGTTGTGATTGGGGGTGACCACGTGGTCCGGCCGGGTGGCGTAGTCGGTGATCGCCGCCTGGAGGAGCACCAGCAAGCGGGCGTCCTCCTGCTTGAGGATCGCCTGCTTGGTCTCGTCCTGGGCCTGCTCGACCGCGTTGATGCGCAGGTAGAAGAGGTCTTCCTTGCGGATCGCGGGACGCGAGGCGATGCGGAAGAACCGCACCGGGATGCGCTTGCCCTCGAACGGGGTCACGCGGACCTCGCCCTCGGTGCCGCTCAGGATGTAGGCCTGGCCCAGGTCGTCCCATACGTCGTACTCCACGGGAGTACCAGGAGTAACCGGGTCCTCAACCAGGACGTTCCGGACAATGCCCTGGTACCGGAGCTTGAGCTGGATGGGGCCGACCATCCCGACGCCCAGGCGGCGGAAACCGTGCATCTCGTCGCTGAGGATCAGCGCCATCTTCCGCACCTTGGCCTCGCGGGTCAGCGAGACCCCGTTGGTGCGGGCGCGGCGCGCCTCGATCTGGGCAACGTAGTCGTCGCTCTTGCGCGATGCCACGCGGGGCCGGAGGCCGCCGCCGGGAGCCAGCGCCAGTTGCCCGCCGGCCGTAGTGGTCGCCAGCTCGGTCATGGTGTTCCTTCCTGCTTTCCGCGTGTCCGCGCTTAGTTCCTGACCGCCGTCAGCATGGCCGCGTCGTAAGGAGACAGGCCGCCGATGACGAGCTTGGTGGAGGAGCACACCTTCAGCAGCCGGGCCACCGGGGCGGAGATGGTGGTGCTGGACGACCAGGGGACGAGCATCCCCTGGTTGGAGGTCGCGGTGCTGACCCCGATGAGGTTCGCGCCGGAGCCGTCCACCGGGTCGGTCCAGGTGGCGGTGGCGTCGAAGGCGGGGGCGAGGATCTCGAACTCGGCGTCCGGGCCGAGCACCCACACCGCGAAGGCGTTGATGCCGGCGTAAAGCAGCTCGTCGATCCCGTCGCCGCCGACGTACAGCGCGCCCAGGCCGTAGACCGGGACCGCTGCGGCGGTGACGTCGGAGCCGGCGTTGCCCGAGTGGGCGGAGCCGGCCATCGTCTTGCCGCCCATCTGGACGCTGTTCGCGCCCGCCAGGGTCACCAGGTCGCCGCCCGTGCGGACGAAGCCCATGCCGGGCCAGATCGGGATGGCGCGGGTCCAGGCCGGGTCCAGGAAGCAGCTCTTGGGAGTTGCCTGCGTCCACGTGTAGAGCGGCCTGATCGTCCGCTTCACGTAGTCGTTGCTGAGGTACGTGCGAATCATCGGGCTCTACTCCGTGTCTGGTCGGCCGGGCCGTATGGCCCTCCTGCTATTCCTTCTGGGGCTGCGGGCGGAAAAGGCGCTGTCATGTCAGCGTCGTGGTGTCTGAGGAGAAAAGAGAGCTGAGCGCCCCGGCGGGAATCAGCCCGTACTCGGCGTCGGAGAGCACCACCACCGCGCCCGCGCTGTAGCGCAGCCCGTTGGGCAGCACCACGTTCTTCAGGCCGGAGTGGATGGTCACCTGATGGCTCACGGTCCCTCCCAGGTAGCCGGTGGCGGTGCCGCCTGCCCCCGCCGTGAGAACGGCCTTCGCCCCGGCCGTCAGCGTCCCGAAGTCCGCGTCGGTGAGGGTGAAGTCCTCCCCGGCGGGGTGCCTGATGCCCTCAGGGGTCACCAGGTTCCCGTGGCCGGAGTTCACGACGAGGGTGTAGGTCACAGGAACAGGTCCGACCCGTCCAGGTCGTCCATGACGGCCGGGGCGTACTGGGCGGAGGCTCCCACCGAGGCGAGCGACGGGACCGCGCGGGCGGCGGTGCGCTGCTGCGGCGGGCGCGGGGCCTGGCGCTGCGGGGCGACCTGCGTCAGGACGCCGACCTCGTGCTCGATCATCGCCGTGGACAGCGCCGCGTCCCGTTCGATGCGCTCGGCGACCGCCAGCTCCTCGCCCTGGGCGAGCCCGGCCGTCACCCGCAGGCGGGCCAGCCGGATGGAGGCGAAGGTGCGCCGCGAGGCCTCGGCCTCGCTCAGCGAGGCGTTGACGCTGCCGCCCGCGCCCTGCTGCTGGCCCGGCTGCCGGGCGTCCAGCAGCCACGGGAACGCCGCGCCGTTGTCGCCCTGGCCGCCGATGCCGGGGCCGTGCGCCTTCAGCGGGTCCGGGTCGATCCGCACGTCGGTCTCGATGCGCCGCTGCTCCAGCGGGACACCGCCGTCCTGGCTCGGGTTGGTGCCGGCCACGGGGGCAGTCACGTCGACCAGGTTGGTCGCCGGGGGCGTCTGCACCTCGACGCCCGGGGTGATCGGCGTGGTGGTCTGCATGGCGGGCACCCGCGAGTTCGCGCCGGGCGTGGTGCCGGGCCGGCCCGCGTTGTCCATCGCCTCGGGGGCGAGCGCCTCCTCGGTGCTCTGCGTGGCGGGAGCCTGCGGCGGGTCCGGGACCGGGCTGGCCGGGTTGAGGAGGTCCGCGTGGCGGCGCATCACCCGGCGGCCGATCTCGGCCAGCTCCCTGTCCACCCCCGCAGCGGAGGCGAGGAAGCTGAGCTGGGCCTCCAGGACCGCGTTACGGGCGCTCAGCTCGGCAATCCGGCGCGTCTGGGCCTGCGCGAGCGCGGCGGCCGTCTTACGGTCTGCTGGCATGTCCTTGTCCTCGTCTTCCTCGTCTTCCTCGTCCTCGGGCTCTTCGCCCTCGGCAGACGGGTCTCCTGCTCCTTCCGGGGGTGCCGCGTCCTCCCCGTCCTCCACGGCCTCTTCCTCGTCCTCGTCAGCAGGGTGCAGCGCGGCCATCCCGCACGCCGGGCACGGCACGCCCGGCTGGGCGGCGGCGTCGGCCTCGAAGGTGGTGCCGCACGCCGGGCAGATCAGCTCCTCGGCGTACGCGCCGCCGCCGTCCTCTTCGTCTTCCGGCGGGACGGCACCCTCCGGGGCTTCCTCGTCCTCTTCGGCTGCTGCCTCTTCTTCCTCCGCCAGGGCATCCGGCGGGAGCCCGTCGGTGCCCTCTCCCGCCACCGGGCCGCCCTCCCCCTGGACCGTGGGCACGCCGTCAGGGGCGATCTGGTCGGGGTGCACGAGCTGCTCGTCGGCGTCATCGCCGCTGCCGATCTCCGCTCCCGGCTGGGCGTCAGGCTGGCCCGCGCCGGGCTGATCCGGCGGTACCTCTACTTCCCCGGCGGAATCGAGCTGGTCGCGCACCTCGCTGGCCTTGCTGGTGTCCGGGTCACGGAACACCGACGGCGGCACGACGAAGCCGCAGACCGGGCACCGGGAGCCTGACCACACGTTGTGCTCGCCGCAGACCGGGCACTCGTCCATCCGCAGCGTGTCCACCTGAGGCGGGACCCTGGTCTCCCCGTATGCCTGCTTCTCCAGGGAACTGAGGGACCGGCGCAGCCCTTCGTCACCCAGCGGCCGGGAGGTATCCCCGGAGATCGTGTGGACCTGGTGCGCGCGGGTCCGGCCCCCGGGCATGGCGGAGTCTTCCTTCCAGCCGATCTTCCCGAGGCACCCCTGGCACAGCATCGGCATCATGCGGCTGGGCGGCGACCCGACCTGGCTGAAGTCGGCCCCGCACCCGGCGCAGTGGGTCCCCTGCTCCGCGAAAGCGCCGTGGTAGTGCATGTTGTGCTCGGGGAAGTCCGGGTGGTGCTCCCGCCGGCGCTGCTGCCAGCGGGCGCGGGAGTTCTCCCCGAGCTGGTTGCGGCCCTTGCCGCCGCCGCCCTTGGAGCCGGAGGCGTCCTCGGCGGAGTTCTTGCGGATCTGTACCAGCCAGGTGGCTGCCTGCACCTGGTGCGGGGCGATGTGCCGCCCGTAGTGCGCCGACAGCTCCTTCGCCGCCACCCGGTAGTGATGGGCGACATGCTCGTAGTGCTGGTCCTGGCCGATCGGCATCCCGTCCTTCTCCGCGTCGGTCAGCCGGTGGCCGGCGGCGACGGACATGGCGTGCCGGTCGATGACGACCTTCTCCTTGCCGCTCTTCACGTCCGCCTCGGTGTCGCCGCCGTGCTCGATCAGGTGGGCGAAGGCGGCCGTCTTGGGGGCCTTCAGGACCTTGGAGTGGTGCTCGCCCCCGATGATGCGGACGGCGGCCTTCTGGTGCACGCCCATCGCCCCGGTACCGGGTCCGGGCGGGTCGCCGCGCAGCGCGCGGGAGGCGTTGAACAGGTTGACCGGCCAGAGGGTGCGGACCGAGTAGGCGGACAGCACGCCGGCTCCCAGGGCAGCGTCGCCCCTGCCCATCACCTTGGCGACGTGGTGCGCGTCGGAGTACCACTTGTCGCCCAGCGCCCGCTCGTCGTCGCTGGCCTCGTGATAGGCGGCGACGATGTGGTGGTGGGAGACCGGGTGGTCCCGGAACCACTGGTGGTCGCCGCCCTCGGCCTTCTTCGCCGCCGACGCGCGCATCTGCTCGATGTCGGACTCGGGGATGTCGTCGACCGTGGGGTAGGAGTCGCTGCGCGACCGCTGCGAGCGGGAGTGGACGTAGAAGCCGTTCCGGTCGCGCTTCAGTCCCACCCCGTCGAACCGGGGGTCGCGGCCGTGCCCCCTGACCGGCTTCGGCTGCTGCCGCTTCCTGGCGGCGGTGAACGGGTCCGGTGGCATCTGGCCCTCGTCTCCCCTGGGGCGGCGCGGCAGGGGCCGCCCGCTGAGCTGCTCGAACTGCCCGTGCAGGTACTCCCGCATGGCCTGCTGCGCCTGGTCGCGCCGCGCCTCGATGCCGGGGATGGAGGCGATCACGCCCTCAGGGTCGGCCGGGAGTGCCTCGTGGTCTCGCTTCATCCCGTCGTGGTGGTGCCAGCCCCCGTTGATCTCCTGCTTGCGCATGTTGACCTTGACCTGCTCGCCGCAGACCAGGCAGTGGGTGCCCCCGTAGGTCTGGCTCCGGTTAACGGCGGTCCGGGACGCGGCCTTGGCCATGCCCCGCGCGTCGGGCTCGCCGAGCAGGTAAGCGGTCGGGTCGGCGGGGTCCTCCACCAGCAGGGAGTTCTCGAAGAACGACAGGCCGGCGCAGACCTCGTGGATCAGCTTCTCCTCGACCTTGCCGGTCACCTGGTTGCGCTGGCGGATCTTCTTGCCCTTCATGGCGGGCAGGTGCTTGCAGTACTCGGCGGGGCTGGTCGCCTTGTTGCCGCAGGCAGAGCACTTGCTCCACTCCACGTCCACGCCCATCGAGGTGCGGTTCACCCGCCCGGCGAGGATCGCCTTGGCCAGGCGGGGGAACCGCACGGCGTCAACCTCCATGAGCCCCTCGACCCAGGTGTCCGGCGTCCCGTCCGGGTTGCGGTCGCGGTGCAGGGCGACGGCGACGATGACGCCCCTGGCCCTCCGGTGGTTGGCGTTGTGGTGGTTGACGAAGACAGGCTTGCCGAGGAAGGTCCGGTAGCCCTTCTCGATCTCCCCGGCCGGGAACGTGTCGTGGTTGTCGTTGGTGCGGCTGGAGATCATCCGGGAGCGGACGTAGAGATAGCCCTGCCGGGGCTGGTAGTCGAACGCCACCCGGTGCGCCGTCTTGAAGATCCGGCGCTCAGCGCCCGCGAGGTCGCCCGGGGCAGCATGACGCCACGCCTCCAGCACCTCCAGGCTCGCGTACTTCCGCACAGGTCCTCCCGGTCCGCTCTCCTCTTCCGGGGCAGCCGGGGAACCCGTTGCTCAATACAGCTTTTCTTGGTATTGTCGTCTCAGCGAACGCAGAGCAGAGGCTAAGCAGGGACACCGGAGGACGAAGATGAGCACAATGACGACAAGCCAGAAGGTCGCCGCGCTGGCGGCCACCAAGTACCACAAGCTCCCCGCCTGGATGGTCGCCGAGGACTACCACCTCACCGACGCCCAGGCCGAGCAGATCACCGCCTACCTCGGCCGGTGCCCGGACAAGCCGACCCCGGAGGAGAACGTGGCGCGTCACGAGGCATACGAGGCGGAGCAGGAGCACCAGCGCCGCGCGGCCGGTGCCGTCATCGCCGACATCACGGCCGGTTTCTACGCAACCCCGTCGGCGACCGGCAGCAACGACTACGACTTCTGGAAGGTCACTGAGGGCCGCCGGCCCGGCGTCCGGTTCGTCAAGCGGGTGGTCGGCGGCGGCGACGAGAAGTACCCCCGGCTTATCGAGATCTCCAACAGGGAGCAGCTCGCCGCCCTGCGGGCTATCCTGCGGGCAGGAATAGCAGAGGCTGCCGACACCTACGCCGTCAACCAGGAGCGCTGCAAGAAGTGCGGCAGCCACCTCACCGACGAGGCGTCGCGGGCAGCCAGGATGGGGCCTGTATGCCGAGGAGAGCGGTGAGTAACTGGATTACGGCCGAGGTCGCGATCCTCGCGATGGTCCTCCTCGCGGCGCTGATGCCGGGCGAGGAGGACCTCCTCATCCCCGAGCGCCGTGACTGGATGGGCGCGGCGCGGCGCTGGGTCAGCCCGGCTGCCAGGAGGCTCCGCGAGATCCGGGGAGCGCGCGAGGCAGAGGACTACGTGGCGGCGCTGCGCGAGGATGGAGCGCTCGCCGTCCGGGCGAGCGACCTGACGACCCGCAAGATCAGCACGGTGCTGCTCACCGCGCCCGTGCTGACCGCCGACCCGGAAACCGGGGAGCGGAGACCGCAGAGGCCCCCCTGGCAGACCGCCCCGTTCGCCCCCGCGCCCGGGGGGCCGCCGATGGACAGGCCGCGCCGGGCCGAGCGCGATGCCCCCACCCTCGTCAGGGAGAAGGTGCTCCCGGCGATCAGAGGGGATCTCGGGAGTTACCTGGAGCGGATGCCGGGGTATCCCGAGTAGCCTCGTCGTCCAGCACGCCGTCCCGCTGGGATATCCAGATCATCACGGCCCGCCACACCACGTTGACGAACACCAGCGCCAGCGCTATGGCCTGGATCAGCTCCAGGGTCTGGCTGGAGATCCCGAAGTCGATGAACAGCCAGGACGGGAAGATCGCCGCCGCGATCCCGATCTCCAGCATGACGATGTTCCAGCCCCAGGAACTCTTGTGCCACGGCCAGTAGAGCCGGGTGACGACCGGGAACAGGAGCGACACGACGAAGCAGGCGTTGATCTCCCAGTCGAGGACCTCGCGCATCGTGGAGAACATCAGTTCCCTGCCTGGTCCGCGCGCCGCTGTATCAGCATGTTGATCGCCTCCGAGACGTGATTCCGCTCCCGCAGCTCCCTCAGCGGGATGATCACGGTCTCGCGCGCTTCCGCCAGGCGCTGCTCTGCTTCTTCCCTGGCTTCACGTGCCTCACTCAGCGCAGGAGAACCCACGGAGTCATTCGTGCGCCACCAGAACCGCATGTCACCCAAGCTCCTTGAGTTCCTTGCCTGTGCCGGGGAACTCTTCGTGCAGGGCGCGGAGGACGTCCCTGGCCGTCTGCCCGGCGAGGACTCCGGCCTCAGCGCGAGCGCCGTTGAGTTCTGCGGCCCGCTTCCACTCATCTCGCTCTGCCCTCACCTCGTCAAGCCTTCCCTTAGGGACGATCTGCTCGGTCACCAGCAGGACGATGAAGACGATGATCGCCCCGCCGTTCTCCAGCAGCGTTATGAGGTCGCCTGTCGTCACTCGCCCTTCCCCCGTCCCAGCGCTCCCGGATAAGGCCGGCGTCTATCCCACTGCTTCCAGGGTCAACCCAGGTACCTATGCCGCTCCAGGTCACAGCAGGCAACACCTCCCCCATCCGGTCGGCAAGGGTCCGGAGCATCTCGTCCCCTGTTACCCCAGGAGCCTCCAGGAACACCCCCCGTCCCTCAAAAGGATCTTCGGCGGCCATCTCCTCGCGGGACCGCTCCGTCCACCAGGCGCTCACGCGAACATCACGTCGTCGTCGTAGTCGTCCAGGCTGACGCCGCGCTTGCCCAGCTCCTCGTCTGCGTCTTCGTAGTGGGTGCCCTCCAGGCGCAGCAGGTCCAGGTTCCGCGCCCGGCTGCCCGCCCCCTCCCGGATCAGCTCGTCCGCCTCCGCCTGAGGCAGCGCGTCGGCTGTCTTCGACAGGTACGCCCTGGCCGCCCCGGCGATGTCGCCGTCAGCGACCGCTGCCCGGGAGTCCCCGGCGTAGCCCTTCGCCGCAGCGGTCGCCTGAAAGGCCGCCACGATGTCATCGATGCCGCCCTGAGGGTCCCCGGCAGGGACCGTCACCTCGTCGGAGTCCGCCCCGCCGCCGGACCACTGCTGGTTCCCCATGGTCTGGATCGAGGAGTCGTCCGGGGTCAGGTACTCGTCGAGAGAGCCAGGCCCGGGGCTCTGGGTGACCGGGGACGGCTCCTGGGCCTGCGGCCGGGTCTCCCTGAACAGGTCGCCCATCGGGGTGCCCGCCAGGTGGTGGCGCAGCATCCGGCGCGCCGCCCCGAACTCGCCGAGGGACGCGGTGTCATCCGCCGCCCCCTGGCCCTGCCCGGTCCCGGCGTCCCCGCCGCCGATCGTGCCGTCGGCCGCCGCCGTCGCCTCGATGTCGTCCCCGGTTGTCTCCGGGAGAGCGGGCTCCGGATGGTCCTTCAGCTCGGCGAGCGCCCCGTCAAGCTGCGGCACCGTGTCCCGGAACGGGTACGGGGTCCCGGCGGCGGTCAGGCTGCCGAACACCGGGTCATGGCCGTAGCCGTCATCGTCGCCAGGGTGCCACTGGAAGGAGTCGTCCTGGTTGAAGGCGTTCTCCTGCTCGGTGGCGGCGTGCTCGTGTATGGCGCGGTGCCAGTCGCTGGCCTCCGCGCCGGTCATGCCGTTGAGCTGGCGCGCCATGTCCCGGCTGAACCCGTCGAAGGCATGCTCGAACTCCAGGTGGTGCGCCAGCCAGTCGTGCCGCTGGTCAGTGCGCCGCTCGCTGAGCGGCTCCCGGCCCCAGTCGGGCTCCAGGGGATGCCTCGGGTCGCGCGGGAGAGGCCGCTCAGGATCGCGCCTGGACTCCTCCATCCGGATGCCCTGCGGGTCCCTGGGGGTAATCGAGGTGGACGGCCCGGCCGTGTTCGCCCGGTCGGTGTACCCGAAGCTCCCCTGGTCCTCCTGCTGCCATCCCTCTACCGACGGCCAGTGCAGGTCGCCCGGCTGCGGGCGGGGCGCGCCGGGAACCAGCACCTGGTGGGCGGCGGTGTTGGTCAGCGGCATCTGGAGGGCCGAGTCCTGGTCGATCGCGCCCCAGTTCTCCGGGTCCGGGCCGGACAGCGGGCCGTAGGAGCCGGGGTCCATGTCCCAGTTGCGCGGGGAGGTCGCCCCGTAGGGCTTCTGGGTCGGGTGCTCCGACACGTTCTGGCTGCCCCAGGAGGAGTTCGCCTGGTCGGCGGTGGCGCGCAGCCCGGCCTGGCGGTCCAGGAGCCCGGCCACGGCCTGGCCCATGACCCGGGCAGCGGCGGCGGTCGGGTGAACGCCGTCGGCGCTGTAGCCTCCGGCCCAGGAACCGCGACCGTCAGACAGCGGACCGAAGAAGTCGGCGACGGGCACGCCCGAGTGAAGGGCAAAGCGCCGCGCCCACGTGTTGTATCCCTGGATGAAGGCGGAGCGGCCAGGGTCGTCAGTCGGCGGCTCAAGTGACAGCAGCGGCGCTATCCCGGCGACGCGCAGCGCCAGTACCGCGTTCTGGACGTCTGATGCCGTCCGCTCGAAGGAAACGCCGAGGACCGGGTTATTGACGGCCCAGGGGCCGATGATGCAGGCATCAGGGCGGGCCGCCACGACAGAGGCGAGCTGGGACGCCAGGATCTGGCTGCTGCTGGCCCCGCCGACCGAGAACGACCCGGCGTGACGGATGCGGCCACCTGACAGGTGACTAGCCCACCGGAGGAACGAGAGGTCCGGGCTCTCGTCCCCGGAGCCGCTGTTGCCGTGCGCGGCGATCGAGTTGCCCATGCAAGCGATGCGCAGGCCGGGAGATGCTCCGGCCATCATCCGGAGCGCTCCGACCGCGCCAGGGTCCTCCCCGGCGCGCAGCAGCGCCACGGTGGCGCGCCAGGCTGGCGCGGAGCTGGCGCGGTCCCACTCGTCACGCTGCTCCGGCGTCCAGTCCCGGTCGCGCCGCTCATCCGGGGTGGCGCGCCGGCGCGTCCCCTGGACCGGCTGGCGCACCGCCGGGGCGCGCCACTCCTCGCTCCACCGGCCCCGGTGCGGCGCGCCGTCGTACGGCGGCCACGACTTGACCACCACGGTCTGCGGCGACCAGGAGGGCAGGCCCTCGTCAGAGGAAACATCGCGGCCGAACATGCCCCGGCTCTGCGCTTCAAACTGAAGGGCCATCACGTGGGAGCACGGCCGGCCGGCGTACCGGCTCTGGGCCATGGCGGTCTTCTGGTGGAAGGACGCCCACGGGCAGCCGCACGCCCAGTGCTGGATTGACAGGCGCTTGCCGACCGGGCGCTGGATGCCGCACTCGTAGGTGTCGTGGTCGCCGCGCACCTCGCCGATTACCATGCCCGCCGAGGCGTGGGTGACCCGGACGTGCCCCTCGGCCCTGATCCGCCTCGCCTTCGCCATCACGTCGTGCCAGGTGCCCGTGAACTCGAACCGGAAGTCGGAGTTCCCGGCCGCTGCGGTGAAAGCCGCCAGCGCCCCGTCCTTGGAGAACGGGGTGCTCTCGTCGTCGGGGCGGTCGCCCTCGGCGGGGGCGTCGCCCTGGTCCCCGCCCCCGCCGCTGTCGCCGTCGTCGGGGCTGAACGCGGCGGGGGCGGGCGCGCCACGGGTCACCTTCCCGTCGTCCGACCCCTGCGTGTAGGCGCGGCCGGTCTCGTTAACGTCGGCCCCGGCCTGCGGCCAGTTGTCCGGGTGTCCGGGATCGTCCGGAGACAATCCGGAAGAGTCCGGAAGAGTCCGGCTGCCCGGCGGAGTGACCGGCGGAGTGTCCGGCAATCCACCCCCGCTGGCCTGGCCAGATGTAATTTCCGGGCCGTTTTTGTCCGCCTGGTTGTCCGGGTGGTTGTCCGGGGTTGTCCGGGAATTGTCCAGGGAGTTGTCCGGGTCGTCGTGCTCGTGCTGCTGCGGCCCCGGGTCCGGCCCGTCGTCGTCGTGGTCGTGCTTCAGCTCCTGCCCGTCGATCCGCACGTGCACGTTGAGGGCGCTCATCATCCGCTTGAAGCGCTCGGGGCTGAACTGCCGGTAGTACTCCGGGGTCATCGGGGGCTCGGCGGCCTCTGAGCCCCACACCGCGTGCTGCGGGTCGCCGCGCAGGGACCCTCCCAGCTCGGGCTTCGCCAGCGGCATCTGCGCGGGGGTACGGCGCGGGAACGCAGGGCCGAACATGTTGTCCTCTGACTGCCGGCGCTCCATCTCGCGGGCGTCCTCCGGGCCGCCGGCGTGCCGGTGGTCGGGCAGGCCGAGCTGGTGGAGGGCCTCGTGCACGTGGCGGAACGGCCCCGACTGCCGGGCCTGCTCGATCCGGGCGTCATCCCAGCCGTGCCCGTAGCGCAGGTGGTTCTCCCACTGGGCGTCGCCGGCGGCCTCCACCGGGGGAAGGCCTTCCCCGGGCTCGACATGGTGGACGACCTCCCCTGCGTCCAGCAGCGGGAAGTCGGCCGAGTTCACGAAGTCGCCCCAGGTTGCGGTGGGCGCGTTCTCCCAGCGGTGCAGCAGGCCGCGCTCCTGGCCGGTCCACGGCACCCTGGCCTCGTGCAGCGAGCCGAAGTGCGGGTCCAGGTCCCAGCTATGCCCGTGGTAGGACGCGGCGTCGTCGCTCAGCTCCCAGGGCTCCTGGTCGTCGTCCTCGTCCCCGTAGAAGTCAGCGTAAGGGTCCGGCTGCCTGATCCGCCCGTGCCCGGCGTCCGGGTGCTGGGGGCCGCCCTCCGGGGACCTGGAGTGGTCCATCTGGTGGGCTGCCGCCAGCTCGTACGGGGCGTTCCCGCGTGAGGTGATGCCGTGCTGCTCGTGCAGGTGGCCTTCCAGTTCGCCGGGGGTCGTCAGCCGCCCGTGCGCGAGGACGGTCTCGCCGGACCAGTCGTTCCAGGGGCGGCCCTGGCTGACCCGGCGGTGCGCCTCCTGAAGCTCGGTGTTGTGCGTGTGCCAGGCCGACAGCCGCAGGTGCTGGAGGTCCTCGTCGCCCAGGCCGTGTTCGCGGAGGTGGTCCTCCAGCTCGGCGCTGTTGGTGATGTGGTGGCTGTGCGCCGTGAATGCCCCGATCGGCAGCCCCGGCCCGTTGCCGCTGGAGATCCCCTCGGGGTACATGCCGACGGTGGCGGCGTTCTCTTCCTTCTTGTGGCCGCCCTGCTCCGGCGGGAGCGGCTGGTTCCACCTGTCGTCGCCCTCGCCCTCCTCGGACTCATCGTCATAGCCGTCGGGGTCCTCAGCGCGGGGGACGGTGCCGTGCTCGGGGGCGTCCCCGGCATCGTCCACGTGGGTGCCGTTGATGTCGGTGGCGTGGTGGCGCATGCCGAAGAACGACTGCGCCTCCTGCATGGCCTCCAGGCGGGCCAGGACGGGGCTCTGCGCCCACGGCGGGGGCGGTGCCTCCTCCTGGGGGCCGAGGTTGTCCCGCGCCCACTGCTGCTCGCCTGGCTCCGCCCAGTACATGCCGAGGTCGCCCTCGCCGCCGTTGTAGCCGGAGTTGCGGGCGTCGTGCCCGGCATCGTAGGCCTCGGCGGTCCGGCGGGACCCGATGACGGTGATCACCCGGCCCGGGTCTGGCCGGTCGGTCAGCACGGTGCCCAGCTCCGGGTAGGAGGCGGACGCCAGGTGCTGGCCGTCCTGCTCGTCCTCGGGCTCCCCGTCGTTCGCCTGGGACAGCCTGGTTGAGTGCCTCGGGGTCATGACGCCTCCTCACCCCTTCCGGCGGTCTGTCCCTTTTCCCTTGAGCAATACAGCCTTTCTTGATATTGTCTTGGCATGACGAACGGAGCGCCAGCATGCCGCACCTGATGGGCCAGGCCCTGCCGCGTGACCTGAAGCCGGGCGACGAGATCATCCGGCCCCACGGCTCCCATCCGGAGCGGGTGAGGCTGGTGATCAAGCGGACGCGCGGGACGCGCGGCGTCGTGCGGCCCGGCCACGTAACCCGCTACCGGGTAACCACCGACCGCGCCGAGCACAACCACTTCTGGGTTGCCCCGCACGTGAAGATCGGCATCTGCCTCACCCACAAGAGGCCGGAGGAATCATGAGCGAGACCCTGACGGTGAGGATCTGGATCGGGTCCATCAGCACCGACGAGCATGCCGCCCTGCGCACTGCCATCGCCCGCGCCACGGCCGGGGCCGTCACCTACGTGGACGCGCCGGAGGGCAGGGCGGCGATCGTCCCTGAGCAGGCGGCCGTCTGGTGGGAGGCGTACCTGGCAGGCCTGTGCCCGATGTGCGCTGAGGGCAAGCACGCGCACTGCTCGCGGTACTCCGGCACCGTGTGCAACTGCATGAACGCTGATGTCCACTCCGCGATCGAGATGGAGCGGGCGGCCCGCGCCGGCCTGCTCAGCAGGAGGAGGCTGTAATGCCCCTGGCCGTCCTGGGCGTTTTCGGCCTGATGCTCCTCGTCGCGGGGGGCGTCGAGGTCAACCACCTCGTGCACGAGTACCCGGGCCAGTTCTACATGGGCGTCTTCGCCACCATGTTCTTCGCCGTCGCGTCCGGCACGATGCTGCTGCGCAGGGCCGCGCACGGGGGCCGACAGGTCCCGCTCGTGCGCGAGCTGCCGCCGCTGCCGAGGGCGATCCAGGCGGCCCCGGTCGTCACCGCCATACCGGCGGCGAGCGCGCCGCAGGAGGAGCTGGAGTGCGAGCGCGAGGGGTGCGAGCACACGATGATGCCGAAGGCCGCCTGGGGCGTGCAGGTGCACGGGGAGACAGGCGAGCGCCTGTTCTGCTCCGAGTGGTGCGCGCAGACCTGGGACGCGGCCAGGCTGCTGCCCGGCTAGACGGCCGGCAGGAAGAACTGGGAGGGCTCGCTGCCCTGCTCCCAGGAGTAGAAGGCGACGATCCCGTCCATCAGCGGGATCGTCCCCGGTGCCCCGTAGTCGTGCAGGTGCGCCACGTCCCCGTGCACGTGCGGCGAGAACCCGTCGCGCAGGAGGACCGTGGCCAGGTAGTTGTCCAGGTGCCACCAGCACCCGCGCCCCTGGCAGGACGCGCAGCCGGAGAACAGGTCCTCCACCTTGCTGAGGCTGACCGTCCGCTGGAGCGCGGCGGAGAACCTGGTGCAGCCGAGCGCGGTGTCGAGGCGCTTGCACCCGAAGATGTCGTAGGCGAAGCAGCACCAGTCCCGGTCGCATCCCTCCAGGGAGGCGACGGTGCCCGGCCCGACCTGGATGTCGTGCTCGATGACGATCAGGTCCTCGGTGCCCTGCCACCGGGCGCGGATCTCGCGCCAGTAGGCGTACTCGTCCCCGGTCACGTCGACCAGCTCTGCCTGCGGGGCGTGCAGCCGGACCGAGGCAAGGCCGTCCGGCTGCGACGAGTGCAGGTGGTACCGGCCGTCGTCCCGGGGCTGGCGCGGCGTGTAGCAGCAGAGCACCCTGGTCACGTCAGGTCCAGTTCCCGACGGTGGTGACGGTGTTGCTGCCGACCGGCCGCAGGCGGAAGTAGGAGTTGGTGCCGACGGCGGCGGTGGTGGTGGAGACCCCGAGCGCCACCTGCGGGATCAGCGTGCCGGCCGCGTTCACCCGGATGGTCCCCCTGATCCGGGCCATCCCGGTCTGCTGGGACGTGCTGGTGTTGGACACCAGGGCCAGCGCCGTCGCGGCGGTGCCCATGACGACCTGCGGGGCCACCGGGGTAGTCAGGTTGGCCGCCTTAACGCTCCAGGCCATGTACTTGACGCTGGTCAGGGTCGCGGTACCGCCGAACCCGAAGGAGAAGTTCCCGGAGCCGGTGGCCATCGTGGCGAGGTCGAAGTCGCACTCGAAGAAGTAGGTCGTCGCCGCCTGGACCGTGATGGTCCCGTTGGTGGTCGCGTTGAAGAGCTTCTGGAGGGCGGTCCCTGAGGCAAGGGTGTACGGGGTGGTCAGCTCTACGAACTGCTCGGCGGAGGGAATGGCGTCGGTCGGCTTGCCGACCGGGAACCAGGACCCGAAGACGGTGCTCCACTGGTAGAAACGCATGGTGTTCGGCGTGATGAACTCGTTGACCCCGCTGGCCACGTGGCTGGTCGCGGTCGCGGCGAACGTGACGGTGAAGGCCGAGTCGTTGAAGACCGTGAGGAACTGCCCGTCGTACGTCCCGGAGGCGATGATGACGCCGGTCACCGAGGCGGTGGGCGCGACGATCGCCCACGACGCCGAGGCGCTGATCGTCCCGCTGCTGGCCAGGACGGTCGCGGTGGCGTAGGTCCCCGTCCCGAGCTGCCCCTGGAACAGCCATGCCTGGGTGCTCTGGGCGACGAGGGCCGGGTCCCCGTCGGTGAACCCGAAGAACCCGATGACCGCCGTGGTCGAGGTGAACGTGTTGCCGGACGCCCCGAAGTACAGGTTCCCGAACAGGTTCCCGGCGTAGCAGCTTCCCGACAGGGAGAAGGTGGTCGGGGTGAAGGTGAAGCCCCCGGCGCACTCGACCCCCACGTCCACGAAGCACTTGAAGAGGTTGCTCGGGATCGCCCCCGGCGCGCCGTCCTGGCTGCCGGACGGGGTGGAGCCGGTGATCTTGAAGACGGCGGAGGTCACCGCGCCGGAGTTGGTCCCGCCGAAGTTCCCGAAGACCCGCAGGTCGGAGTTGTTCAGGTAGGTGCCGTCCCTGATGGTGATGCCGTCGAAGCTCGCGCTCACCTGGTCGATGCAGATGGTCAGGTTGGCCCGCTCGAAGCTCCCGTAGCAGAACGTGTTGCTCACGCCCGGCGTCTGGGCGAACATCACGTTGGTGGTCGAGTTGAAGGCGTAGATCAGCCCCTGCATCTGCTCGCTGATCGCCCACACGTTGTCGAACTTCACCGCGACGCTGGAGCTGCCGGCGTTGAAGTTTCCGACGGCAACGTCGAACTCCAACTGGAAGATGTCCCCGACGTGGATGCCGACGGCGTTCCCGGTGGTGTTAACCCCGTCGACCGTCATGCCCTTGAAGCCGCCGCCGAAGATGACCCGCGACCCGTAGGTGCTGGAGTCGAGCATGCGGAAGACGTCCCCGGCCCCGACCCCGAGGACGTAAGTCGACCACTTGCCCTCGCCCTCGAAGTAGACCCCCGACCTGTCGACTGATACCTGGCCGCACTCGACGTACCAGAGCCCGGCCGCCAGGTGGATGGTGCCGACCCCCGCCGGGAGATTGGCGAGGGCTCCGTTGATGATCGCGGCGTCGGTGACCCCGGAGGCGTCGCCCGACGGGAGCAGCCGGGTGACATCCTCGGCGAAGTCGTTGAGGTTGACGCCGGTCTGGTAGTAGAGCGGCGTGACCACGTTCTGGATCTGGTTGTTGTCGGCCGTGACGGTGAGCACGCCGCCGCTGTTGTACTGGAGGACCAGGCCGAGGGAGTTGAACGGGCTGCCCGAGTTCCCGACGATGGCGTTATCGGTGACGATCGCTGCCGCGTCCGTCTCCCCGCTCCCGGCCGTCACGGCGATGAGCTGGTAGTGGGAGGCGTTGACCGACTTGTCGTTGGAGCCGACCAGGTTGCGGCTGATGTGCGAGGCCCGGCCGTTCACCTGGGTGATGCCGATCCCGGCGTAGTAGGTCGCGGCGTTCTGGCCGCCGAAGTCCTCGATGTAGTTGTCGATGATCTTGGTGGCGAACCCGACGCGGCCGTTGATCCCGTTGCCGCCGATGCCGTACAGGTGGCACCCGGATATGCTCCAGCCGCCGAGGCAGTCGATGCTGATTGCGTCCAGCCCGGTCCCGGAGATCAGGCAGTCCCTGATGAAGCCGTCCTCGTTGTTGCCGGAGTTTCCGGAGAACGACCGGATGGCGTTCTGGCCGATGTTGTAGAACTTGCACTCGGTGATGCTGTTCTCGCTGCCGGCCGACGCCAGCGGGGAGGCCCCGATCGCCTGGTCCGTCAGGTACACCCCGTGCATCGGCATGTCCCTGAACGTGCACTCCCGGATGCTGCTCCAGTAGTTCATCAGGACGATGCCGGAGCAGGTGGAGAACGGGTTCTGCGACACGTTCCCGTCGAACTGGATATTCCTGAACTGCGACGGGCCGCCGTCGGAGCCGGAGTTGGTCGCCCAGTCCCAGGCGGCGAACAGCCCGGTCGAGCCGACGGCGGCCCAGTGGGAGGTGTCAACGTCGGGGGTGGTCGTCGAGGTCAGCGCGGTGGTGCAGTAGTAAAGCTGCGTGGCGACCTGCTGCCAGTGCGTTCCGTCGTTGTTCGGCGTGGTCGCCGACGAGGTGTACGCCGAGATGCAGATGTACGCCAGGTTGTCCGCCGTGACGTTGCGCACCACGTCGTTGACCGCGTAGCTGGTGCTGGCGGCGAAGTTGCCGCGTGAGTTCGCCGACGTGTAGAAGAGCGGCCCCGGCATGACGGGCAGGAGCACCGCGTCGTGCAGGGCGTAGGCGGTCCCGGAGATCCACAGCCCCCGGTTGTTGAGCGCCGGGGTGCCCGGCGGGACCATGTTCGCGCCGCTGGCCTGCTGCACGTACGCCGTCGCCCCGACGGAGTAGCCCTTGCTGAAGCCGAGGCCCACCACCGACTGGCCGTTCTCGTAGAGCACCGGGGCGTTCAGGTAGTAGGTCCCGCCGGCCAGGATCAGCGTGCCGTTGGCCGGGAGGCTCTCCAGGGCTGCCTGCATGGCCGCCTGGTCGGCGACCCCCGTGGTGTCCCCTGTCGGCTGCACGATGATCTGCGTGGCCTGCGAGAACAGGTTGAGGGCGGCGGCGTCGATGACGTTCTGGACGGTGAACCCGGAGGAGTGGGCGACCGGGTTGGTGCCCTCGGCCCCGCGCGTGACCGTCCAGGTGGTTCCCGAGACGTTGGTGACGATCATCTTCTCGGTCGAGCTGGCCGGGTCGGTGATGCGGAAGAACGTCGGCGGGACCGCCGTATTGCTGGCGGCGGGGAACCCGGTCGACGACGCTACCGTCCAGGTCTGCACGGTGCCTGCCGCCGGGGCGGTGGTCCCGCCGCTGGAGACGGTCGTCGATGCCTGGTTGGAGAAAAGCTCAAGGCCGGCCAATGGTGCCCTCCGGGTTAGGTCTCAGGGCTTCCGTGGCCTCAGCCGGGCGCGCCGGCGTAAACCCGGCGCTGCGCGTCCTGGAAAGCCTGGTAGGCGAGGTCGGCGTCCCGTTCGGCGTCGTACGCCTTCGCGTACAGGAACCCGGCTGACCCGTCAGTGCCCCCGGCCTGGCGCATCATCTTGTAGTTGGCGAGCTGCCGGTCGGCGAAGAACTTGGCTGCCAGGTAGGCGGACCACAGCGCGTCCAGGTCCGGCCCGGCGACTGACGATGCCGTCAGCGTCGCGGAGGCGGACCAGGTGGCCTCGCCGAACTCGGTGAAGGCAGTGGCGTACAGCACCCCGGGGGCGTGCAGGTGCGCGAAGCCGGCGGTGGGGATGTCGCCGGCGGCGGCCAGCGTGCCGGGCGCGTTCAGGTGGACGACGCCGCGCCTGGAGATCACGCCCTGCGCGTGCAGGACGGCGGGCGCGGCGAGCGCGAGCGCGGGAGCGTGGACGATGCGGTGCCCGGCCGGGTGGATGGTTCCGGAGCCCGAGAGGGCGGCTGCCCCGGGCACGTTGCGGACGTGGCCGGCGGTCATCGTGCCCGACCCGGACAGGGAGGCGACCGGGTACTGGGTATAGCCCCCGGCGGCCGTGAGCGACCCGATGCCCGACAGGGACGCGGTGGACGGGACGTTCTTCCTCGCGGTGGCCCCGAGGCTGCCGGAGCCCGTGAGGGGGGCCGTGCCCGCGTGCACCTGCCGCGCTGCCACCGCGAGCGACCCTGGCGCGGTCATGGCGGCGCTCGCGGCGAAGTCATGGACCGCGTGGGCGGTCATGGTGCCGGAGCCGGAGGCGGGGACCGCGCCGGGGACGACCTTGAAGGCGTTGGAGGTGATGACCCCGGAGCCGGACAGCGCGGCCGACCCGGCGAACCCGTGAGACGGGCGCGCCGTGGTCATCGTCCCGGAGCCGGAAAGGGCCGCTGCCCCCGGTGCGATGACCAGCGCCGCCCCGCCGATCGTCCCCGACCCGGACATCGCTGCCGCGCCAGGGATGACCTTCTGGCCCTGCGAGGAGAGGGTCCCGGAGCCGGAAAGCGAGGCAGAGGCCGGGACGATCGTCTGTCCGCCCCCGGTGAGGGTGCCCGACCCGTCCAGGGCGACAGTCCTGGAGAAGGTGACCAGGCTGGCGGCGGTGAACGTCCCCGAGCCGTCGAGCGGGGCCGCCCCGGGCACGCTCTTCTGCCCTGCGGCGGTGAAGGTGCCCGAGCCCGACATGGCGACGGCACCCGAGACGAAGGACCCCTGGGTGACGACGATGGTGCCCGAGCCGTCCATCGCCGCTGCACCCGGGATGACCTTCTGGCCTGCGGCGGTGAACGTCCCCGAGCCGGAGAGGACCGCAGTCCCGGCGGGGATGATGATCGTGGGGGGAGCGGTGAGCGTGCCCGACCCGGACATCGACACGGCACCAGGGACCGTCTTCTGGCCGGTGGCCCCGAGGACCCCCTGGCCATCGAGGGGGGCTGCGCCGGGGACCGTCTTCTGGGCGGTCGACGTGATGACGCCCGACCCGGACATGGGGGAAGCGCCTGGGACGACCTTCTGGCCGGCCGCCGTAAACGTCCCGGAGCCGGACATCGAGGCTGACCCGGGGACGATGACAGTGGGCGGGGCGGTGATAGTCCCCGACCCCGACAAGGCAGCAGCCCCGGGGATCTGCTTCTGGCCAGTGGCGGTGAAGGTGCCCGAGCCCGACATCGACGCAGAGGCGGCCAGGACGCCCGCAGCGGTGATGGTGCCCGACCCCGACATCGCGGCGGCACCGGGCACCGTCTTCTGCGCGGTGGCCGTGAACGTGCCGGACCCGGACATCGCGGAGGCACCGGGGGCGGTAACCGACGGCGCGGCGGCGGTGAAGGTGCCCAGGCCGGACAGGGAGCCCGCCCCCGGGACCGTCTTCTGGCCGGCGGCGGTTATAGTTCCAGATCCCGACAAGGCAGAGGCACCGGGGACCTTCTTCTGCCCCGTGGCGGTGAACGTGCCCGAGCCAGACAGGCCGGCCGCTCCCGGGACAACCGACAGCGGGGTACCGGGAACGGCCGCGCCGGGAACGGCCAGGCCGGGGACCGCGACCGCATGCGACGGCTGCGGGAGCCCGGAGGGCTTGATCGCCCCCGACCCGGAGAGGGCGGCGGCTCCCGGCACCTTCTTCTGCCCGGCGGCAGTGATAGTCCCCGAGCCGGTGAGGGCTACGGCCCCCGGGACCTTCTTCTGGCCTGTCGCACCGATCGCGCCCGAGCCCGTGAGGGCGGCAGCGCCGCTGTGCGTGGTCGCGCTCGCGATCTTGAAGGTGGCGACGACAGCGGTATAAGAGACTGACGCGCTGGTCGTCCCGGAGTAGGTGGCCGTCGTGGTCGACGTCAGCAACTGGTAGCCGGCTACCAGGCCGACGTGAGTGGACGCGCTGGTCTGCTGCGCCAGGTTCGCCCAGGGGTTTCCCGGCCCGGTGATAGTGCCGACGGCGGTGGCGTTGAAGGCACCGACCGCGCCGATCGCGACCTCATTCGCCTGCGTGGTCGTCGCGGTGGCCGTCGAGGACCACGACGTAACAGCCCCGTTGTTGACCTGCGAGGCGGTCTTGTCCGAGTTCGGGGCTGAGGTGGAGAGCCCGCTCCACTCCATGACGGTAATGTCGACGCTGGTCACCGCCGGGCTGAAGGAGACGGCGACCGCCGTCTGCCCCCCGGCGCAGTTGGGGTCAGCCCATATCTGCGTGGTCTGGGTGTCCGAGCCGACGGCCCCGGCGGTGACTACCTGCGCGAAGTTCCCTGCGCTGCCGCCGAGGGTGATCCCGGTGATCGACGGGTTGGTGGGCGAGGCCGAGCTGACGAAGCACACGACCAGGCAGTTGCCCGCCGTGGTGTTCGAGGTCAGCGTGACGGTGATCGGCGAGCTGGCCCCGCCTGTGGCCGACTTCGACTGGACGAGCACCGCGTTGGCCGTTACCTGCACGTCCATGCCGAAGTTGCTGCCGGCGGTGCCCGACTGGGTGAGCGGCATCGCCATGGACGTGCCGATGTTGTACCAGCCCTGGGACAGGGCGCTCGTCGACTCGTCCTTGGGAGCGGTCAGGATGCCGGAGCTGGTCGGCCAGGTGACCGAGTAGAAGGAGAACCAGCGGTTAACGGAGTCGTTGCGGAACTGCGTCGCCATGTAGTCGACGCCGGGGATCACGACCGGCGGGCTGGTGAACGCCGCGTAGCACCAGCCCGAGCCTGCGGACGCCGAGGAGCCCCCAGGCCCGGTAAGCCAGGTAGCGGTGTTAGACGTGACCAGCGTGCCGCTGGCAGGGGCCGCCTGGGTGGTGTAGAGGCCGATGGACGTGGGGAGCTGGGTGTCGCTGGCTGAACTCCAGTGCCACACGCCGTCCAGGGTGCCCGCCGAGGTGACGGTGAAGTGGAGGCCGTTGGTGCCGTTGTTCCCAGCGCCCGAGGTGATCGTCCCGCCGGGCGTTGCCTGCGCGAACAGGTTGTAGTCGGTCATGGGTGCCCCCAGGCGCGTCAGGGCACGGGGCTACCGCGCGGGCGGGCTACCAGACAGATGCGTCGCAGGTCACGGCACCGGAGGCGAACTGAACCGTGTCACCGTTCGCCACCCCGGTGATGTTGGCGGTCAGCGCGCCCTGGAACCACCGGAGGGGAGTGCCGGCGGTGTCCCAGATCTCCACGCTCGTGATGGTCGTCCAGGAGCCGGTCGCCGTCCAGGACGGGGTGTTGGAGGAGGTGGACACGCCGGCAGAACTCGCGCCGAAGGTGATCGCCACGCCGCCGGCGGTGTAGCCAGGGCAGTTGCCCGAGGTCGCCTCGGTGCCGTTGCTGGTGTTGGACCCCTGGGCGGTCATCAACCGCAGGCGCAGCGCGGTCGGGAAAGTCGGGGCGGACCCGCCGTTCAGGATCGCGTTCATGATCGCGGCGGCACGGGTGCGGTCAGTCATTGATGCCATGTCAGAAGGTCTCCGCGCTTGTTCCGACGAGTTCGATGTCCAAGGGGACGATGATCACGGGACGGCAGGCGATCCCGGTGTCCCGGTTGGCCTGCCCGTGGTTGTGAGGCAGCAGGCAGCACGTGCATCCCGCCGCGTCCAGCGCGTCGTGGATGTCCACGCCGCTGGCGGTAATGACTACCTCTGCCGCGCACTCCCCGTTCGAGCACCTCACTCGGTGCGCCATGCCGTCCTCCTCACCCCTGTGCGGGGGCGTAGGTCTCGTAATCCACCAGGTCGCCGTCGTCCTCTCTCACGCCGAGGCGCGAGCGGATGCCGACGTGCGGCGGGTCCTGGTAGCCCTTGACCGGCGGCCCGGACAACCAGGTGCCCTGTCCCTTCTGGGCCTGGGCCTCGGATTCGGGCAGGTGCGCAACGAGGGTGATCACGCCCTCGTCCCCGGCGGCGGCGGCGCTGCCCTCCTGGGCGGCCTCGTTCACGGCCCTGGCCAGGGCCGCCATCCGGCGCACCCGGTCGGTGCGGCGCAGCAGCGCGCCTTGCTTCGGCATGCCGCGCTTCCCGGCCTTCGGCATCGGGCCGCGCTGCTCGGACGACTCCGGCGGCACCTGGGGCATGTCCCCGCCCGCGTCCTCCGCTGCCATCTCGCCCTCCGAGGGGGCGTTGACGGGGCCGCCCTGCTCGGCCTCCATCTCCTCGGCCATCTGCGCGTCCTCGGGGGTGGGCGCGAGGTCGGGCAGCGGGACGGGCTGGACGCCCATCCGGTCGATCATCACCTGCTGAGCGGCCAGGGCCGGGGGAACGCCCTCCACCTGGGCCATGGGGGCGAAGTCGGCCATCAGGTCCGGCGGGACCGGCAGGCCCGCGTTGCGCAGCTCGACGAAGGCCTGGCGGCGGGTGCGGGCCTGGGCGATGATGTCGGCGACCGCCTCGTCCTGGGACTGCTCGCGCTCCTCGTCCAGGTCGACGCCGAGCCCCCGCGTGCGCGTGCGCGCGGAGATCGGGATGCCCGACGCGCGCAGCGCCTCGGTGAACTGGCGGGTGATGTCCTCGTCGCGGAAGTTGAGGACCTGGCACTTCAGGTCGGGCACCAGGAGCTTGGGCTGCTCGGTGATCCGCTTCTCGCCGGTCTCCTCGTCGGTCTCCAGGACCTCCTCCATGATCACGAACCGGCGGCCCGACCGCTCCTCGTAGTCATAGTGTTCCTGCGCTTCAGCGACAATCAGCATCCGCTTGCGCATGTGCCTCATGAGCATCTGCTGGTAGGTGGTCATGAGCTGCTCGACGAGCTGCTTGTTGAGCGCGTCGGCGGCGTACGTCTGCCCCTCGCCCGCCCCGGTGAGGAATGTGCGGGAAAGTCCGAACACCTGGAGCACCCGGTCCTCGATCCGCTCGAAGTCCATGCTCAGGTCCGGCATGTTCTCCCGGCCGAACACCGGCTCGATATCCACCGCGAAGTTGTGGATCAGCGCCCGGAAGTCGCCCGCCAGGGCAGCGTCGAGCGCCATCTCGAAGTTCTCCAGGTCGTCGTCGGTGGGAATCCACGGGACGCTGGTGCCCAGGTCGGTGGCGGACGCGCCGAGCTTGCACAGGATCAGCGGGGTGTAGAGCCGGTCGGCGATCGAGTCGAGGGCGGTGTTGAGCATCTCCTGCTGGAGCATGGAGCGCATCGCGCGGGTGAGCAGCGGCAGCCCGCGCAGCGAGAACGTGTCGCCCTTGAACCGGAGCTGGCGCAGCAGCACGTTGCTCACCGGCATGAAGGCGTTCTCGGCGGTGTAGGCGGCCAGCTCCGGGTACTCCTGGACCAGCCGGTTGTACTCCCATGCCGGCTGGCGGGTGGTGAGGATCTGCCGGATAGTCCACGGCAGCCGGGTGAAGAACCGGGGCTCCTTCAGGAACGGGGAGCGCTCCACCTTGATGTCGTCGGCGTTGAGCAGCTCCTCGTCATCCCAGATACCCAGGTCCTCGTTGAACGTCGCGAACGGCCACGCTTCCCCGGTGATGTAGTACTCGCGGCCGATGTCGACGAGGAACTCGCCGTAGTCGAGGCCGTCGTCGCCGAAGAACAGGTCCTGGTAGAAGTCGGTGAGCCGCTGGTCCTTGCACTCCAGGTGCGCGCCCACCACCGGGAACTTGGAGAAGATGTCGACGCAGGAGCCGACGATCGGGTCGGTCTGGTAGAGCAGCCGGCAGAACGCCCGGACCTTCGCCAGCTCCTCGTTCTGCGAGAAGTCGTAGGGGAGGTTGTTCTGTCTCCAGTAGAAGAGCGGGTCGCGGGGCCGCCCGGTGGCGAACTGGATGTCGGAGAACCCCGACCCTCCCGCCCCTCCGGCCGTGTAGGCGGTGCGGCGGCCGACGGACGCCTGCCGGGCGTTGATCCGCCGGTTCTTGCGGGCCTCGGCGACCTCGGGGCTCATCTGCTCGGAGCTGAGCGCCCCGATGCCCATCGTCCGGCCGAGCTGCCTGGCTACTGA